ACTTTATAGAGAAATGCGAGGGAAATAACCAAACTATAAAGGAATAAAAAAATGGCTAATGCTGCTTTTATTAATGATCAGTTTTATGCAAACTTTGTAACGGACGCTGAGTTTGCCGCATATGAAACATCCGTAAGTCGTCAACTATGCAGACTCTTCCAGATTCCCATGAATGCTGGTAGAATCGCTCAGGTACCTATTTGGGGTCAGGGCTCAGCTCAGTTGATCACCAATGAAGGTGCTGCTACTGCACGTGACACCACATCCAGTGAAGCACTAATCACACTAAAAGAACATGTCTACTACTCACAGGTAACAGATATGTTAAAAGACTCAGCCTATGGTGATGTAATGGCACAGTTGGCAGAAGTCAGTGGTCGTGCTATTGGTGAAAGTCTTGATACCATGGCATTTGGTGAGTTTTCTAGCTTCTCAAGTGACATTGGTTCTACAACCACAGAACTAACCACAGAGCTTATCCTAAAGGCTGCTGCAACTCTACGTGCTGCAAAAGTAATGGGACCATATTACGCAGTTGTTCATCCTAATGCTGCTTTCTACATGAAGAAAACTCTAACACAGGTTCTTCCATATAGTGCTGCAACAGGATTGGCAAATCCAAGTAATGTTGGTAACCAAGTTATGGTTAGCGGTGTTATTGGTTCTATCGGTGGTGTAACAGTTGTTGAGAGCCCATTAGTTGCTGCTGTAACTACTGGTGGTGCCACTGCTTATCGTTGTGGTGTATTTGCTCCTAGCGGTCTTGGCATTGCTGAGCGTGGTGGACTAAGCCTAACACAGTTATATCTACCACAGAGTCGTGCAACCGACATGAGCGTTGTGGCTGTTGCTGGTGCTGCTGTTCTACAGAGCACACACGGTGTAGCAATCACAGCAGAAGGAACACTGTAATAGTATAAGTGAAAGGATTCAGCGATGGCTTTTTTAAGATCAGGTGGTAATGTTTATAGCTTCTGTGAATACACAGATGTGACCAGTCGTGATGACAGACTATTTGAGGCAAATGAAGTTATCGCTGATGATGATTTAGTTGATGATTTAGATGGATTTGGCTACAGAGCAATGACCAAGATTTTATTTGAAATCAAGGACACTACTTGGTGGCAAAGTTATTTTCTAGTAAAAGATCAAGGTGCTACAAATGTTAGCACATTGAGCACAATCGATGTGCCTGCGCCAAACGCTAACAAGTTTGTGGGCAGACAACAAGATTGGACCGACCTAGCAGTCTACAAAGTTCTTTATGAATACCTACTACCAAAAGTAGCAGACTTTTCAAATGAGGATAATGCAGAATACAAGAAGTTGGGCTTTTATCGTGAAAAATATCAGAGCCTATTCCGCCAACTTATCGACGCTGGTGACTGGTATGATTTTGATGGTAGTGGAGCAATCACTAATCAAGAGAAAATGCCAACTAGAACTAATATCGTTAGAGTAAGATAATGAGAACTGGACTTATTGCAGCCATACAGACAGCAACATCAACCTTGACACAGTTTACTGTGTCACAGGAGTTGCCCTGGCTACAAAATGCACAGCCTCTATATCTGAAAAATATGAAAAAGATCTATGTTGGTGCCACAGAACAAGAACAATCAGTCTTGTTCATGACTCTTGATGATGTGGATGTGGACCAAAACCTATTTACAACTCGTGCCTATGTCGCAGTGGATGCTAAAAATCCTCCTAGTCAACTAAACCAACTTATCACAAATATTCTTACATGTAAGAGTCAGACAGGCGTAGTCAGTTTCGATGAAGAAAGTGATTACACTGTCGAGCAAGACGAAGATCGCTTAATCTATACTTTCGAGTTTAGGCTAACGGTCGCAACTACTTAAAGGACAAGTAATATGGCTTATATCAATGTTAGTGCTCCTACAAGTCAGGCTACTCTACAGATTTCTACTGCTTCAATCGCTTCAACCAGCAGTGGTTATATTGTGCCTGCCTTACAGGATATCACAATCAACAACGCAGTGGGAACTTTCCAATGGACTCAGTTAGATGAGTTTTCAAACAAGACTGTTCCAACACCTGCAAACAATAGTATTGCTGGAAACTTTGTTATAGATTCAACAACATTCTTCTCAGGAAGCAATGGAGTTGCAGGTCTATTCGATCTTTCCAATGATGCTACACTAGTTTATTTCCGTGTCTACTTCAATGGTCGCCTAACTGGTGCCAAATATGTAAGTGGGCAAGGTTATATAACTAACCTAGCTCCTTCAGTATCACCTTCAGCGCCGGTGTGGGTTAGCCCCGTTACATTAAGCGTAGATGGAGATATTACCAGCGGAACTGTGTAATCGTAGATTACTCAAACAAGGGGGCTCTTAGAGCCCTTTTGCTTTATCTAAAATAAGTATACAAAAGGACAGATTTATGGAACTGGAAAAATATTCCGAAGAAGATTTGCACAAGGCTCTAGTAGCTGAATGTGCCAAAGCCCTAGGTGAACTTAAATGTCTGCAAGGTGATGCAGACAAGATCAACTCAAGACTGCGTTTTATGCTGGCAGTCATACATAACCTAAAAGATAGAAAGGCCTAAAGATTTATGGATTTACAAAAACTAGCAACTAAGCCCAAACTGGTAGAAGTCATTATAGACGATCCAGAAATAGTTAAGGAATATGGTGAAACTATTTCCTTCTGGATGATGAATCATCTCGATATTATGACCTACTTTGATTTCTACCGTAGTCAAAATCTAAGTGACACTATTCAGTTTCAAAAAGTGCTCAGTAAGATCTTGCTTAATGAACAAGGGCAACCTGTGCTCAAAGAAGATGAGCAACTTCCTATAGACATTACCTTGGCCATATTAACAAGGATGAATGAAGTATTGGGAAAGTCAAAGACCAGGCCATCGACATAAAAGATTGGAATACTATTGTTATGATATCTATCGGTAATCTAGCAAAAACATATAATGTTTTGCCCAGTCGTGTGCTAGCGGAAGCTACTACATTTGATCTAATGATTACTGATGTTATGATGACCTGGGAAAAGCACAAGGAAAATCCAGCTGATATGTCAATGTATAAAGAAGAAGATCTCTTAGCCATGGTGCAAAGGACAAAATAATGAGTGGTGAAATAAATCGTAGATTAGATGAGTTGAATAAACTACTGAAAGAAGATGATCTAGCTGAGTTTGCCTTTCAAAGATTTAGATACTACACGCCTAAACGAACTGGTCGTGCATTTAGATTGACCAAGTTGCGTAAGAATGAAATACAGACAGATTATGATTATGCTCGTGTATTAGACGAAGGTAGAGGATTTAGAGATGGTCAGATGAGAGGTAGTGTTCAAGCACCAAAAGGTATGACTGAACCCACTGTTAAAGACCTAATAAAGCATATCGAAAAGATCAGCAAAGGATAAGCCATGGCTACAATAGAAAACTTTATCTTAAGAGTAAGAACAGATGGTGCTGAAAATATTAAGAAACTAAGTGGTGATATTTCAGAAGCCACTTCAAAGTTTAATGCACTAGCAGCCGCTATCCCCTTAGCAGCCATGGGCGCATTTGCTGTCAGTGCTGTTAAAATGGCAGAAAGTCTACAAGATCTGTCAGATGCCACTGGCATAAGTGTGGCAAAGATTGCAGCCTTTGGTAGTGCTCTACAGGAAGCTGGAGGTAAATCCAGTAATGCAGAAAGAATCATAACCAGTTTCTTTAACACCATAGAAGCTGCTGCAGATGGTAGTCTAAAACTACAAGAAGCATTTAAGAAAGTCGGAGTTAGTCTCGATGATCTGCGTAATCTTTCAGAAGCTGACCTATTAGATAAAACTATTAGAGGTCTTTCTGAAATGGAAGCAGGAAGCCAAAGAACTGCATTAGCCACAACCTTATTGAGTAGAGCATTTCGCAGTGTTGATCCTAAGGTATTTCAAGAAGCATTACAAACAGGTGATTATTCTAAAGTTGTAGCCGCAGCCAAGGCCAGTGCAGATGCAGTTGGGCAAATGGAAAAAGCCTACAAAGAACTACAGTTTGCAGCAGTGCAAGCACTTACTCCTATATTGCAGGGCATGGCTAAGTTTAAGCTAACTTCAGATGATGCTGCCATGGCTATGAAAGTTGTAGGCATAACACTAGGACTAGCATTTGGTGCCAGCATACTAAAAAGTATAACAACAATCAATGCTGCACTTGGTATAACCGCAGGCTTATCAAATCTTATTGGTAAAGGTCCACTAGGATTAATAGTTAAACTAGCAGCAGTAGGTGGTGCTGCCGCTGCCACCGGTTTAGCCATAGAAGAACTGACTAAAAAGAATGATGATCTAGCAATCAGTGCCGCCGAAGCAGCAGACGCTATGGCATTTCCCACACTGGCTTCACCAAGTGGACCAGTAGGTAGAACAGTTATTGCAGCTGAGAGTCCTGAAGAAAAAGCTCGTAAGGAAAGTGTCAAACGTATGCAGGCGTTTGAACTAGAAGCAAGAAAAATAACTGCGCTTAGTGTTGCTAATGAAGCTGAACGTTTAGAAATAGAATCAGCCTCAGCTATTGAAGCTGCACGGTCAGAAATATTTGCCAGAGAGAATCTAAGTAGAACACAGGCAGAACGTGAGTTTGCTGCTGCTGTAGGCAAAATAAATGCTGATCTAGCTGCTAAACAAAAGAAACTCAGTGAAGAGGTATTCTTAAAACGCCTTGCAGATGCTGAAGCAGTTCGAGAAGAGACTGGTAGAGAACTAGCACAGATTGATGATCTAATCACTAAGGGCACAGCACAGGGTCAAGAACAGGCAAGATTATATAGAGAAGCCAGTGATCTAGCCAGAGAGCGTGCAGACCTAGAACAGTCAACATTATTAATGCGTGAGGAAGACCGCAGACTAGCACAGGAAATATTCAACTTAGAACAGCGTAGAAGAACAGAACTAGAACGCATAAGTCAACTGCAAATGACTCCAGAAGCTAGAGCACGTGCCATAGCAGATATTAACGCAGTAACTGAAGCGGACATAGCAGCAGCAAAACTGCGCAGAGATACCTTTGTGGAAAATCAAAATGATTTTGCCAAAGGCTGGGCTGATGCATATCAAAAATATCAAAACTCTGCTAAGACAGCTGCACAACAGGCACAATCATACTTTGACACATTTACCCGTGGCTTTGAAGATGCCATAGTTAGATTTGTGCAAACTGGCAAACTTAGTTTCAGAGATCTCGCCAATAGTATCATTGCAGAGTTCGCTCGTGCTCAGGCTAACAAGATGGCCAGTAGTTTATTGGGCTTTGTCACAAACTTATTCACACCAAACTATGCTGCTGAACTGGCAGGTGGATTAAGACCCATGGCTGCTGGTGGATCAGTTGATGCAGGATCAAACTATCTAGTAGGTGAGCGTGGTCCAGAACTATTTGTGCCCAAATCAGCGGGAACTATCGTACCAAACCACATGCTAGGTGGTGTGGGCGGAGTTACAAATGTCAACTACACTATCCAGGCAGTGGATGCACAGAGTTTTAGAAGTTTAGTAGCACGAGATCCACAGTTTATCTATCAGGTAACAGAGGCAGGACGACGTAGTCAGCCTTCAAGGAGATTAACATGACCTTTCAAGCAATAATCAATACCAGTCAACGCATAGAAGTTGATCGCAGACGCATGGTAGGACAGAGCATAAGTCGTAGCCAGCGTGTTAAAACTGCACAGCGTGTAACTGCTCAACCTTTTGTGCTCACAGTAACTCCTCGTGCTAGATTCCGTTGGACTGATACTAGACAGGCAGTGGAACTGATTCAAAACTATGACCGTAATACTGAATGTGTTATTCAGATTGGCAGTATTCCTAATCTTTATTATCTTAATCAATATCAGGGTGCTTTTAGTGCCAGTGCCCTTGCAGGTATGACTATAACAAACTTTACTGGAACTAGTGTAACTATTGCACTTAATACTTCAAGCACAGGATATGTGTTTAGAGCAGGAGATTGGATTCAACCAACAAATAGTCGTTATCCTTATATTATTACTAATGATGCATTTGTTGTTACTTCAAATATTACAGTTAATGTGCATAGACCATTAATCACATCAGAAAATACTACCACAACTGGCACATTTAAAGTGGGCACGGCAACTACCATGGTAGTGGTGGCCACAGAGTTCCCCACATACCAATATATCCTTAAAGATTGGGCACAGTATACCGGTGACTTTACCTTTGTAGAGAAAGTGATATGATCAGCATACCAGCAACCACAAGCACAGCAGTCAAACACTGCGTCTTAGTTAAGATGACTGTGAACACAGGCACCTATACCATAGCCAATACCTATGGACCAATAACCATAGGTGGCACTACCTATACTGGACTAGGACACCTATTGGGTTTTGCAGAAATACAAGATGACCTGCGTGCCACAAACAATCAACTACAAATGAGTCTAAGTGGTATTCCTAAAGACACAGGTGAAGCAGGATTGGGCACATATACCAGTTATGTAAGCCTTATAC